CTTAGGGCTTCTGAGAGACACTCCTGACCATGCCTATGTGCCTACGGGCATCGAGGCTCTAGACGACAAGATACTCGGTCTGATGCAAGGTCACTTCACTGTCATCAAGGCACCTACGGGGATCGGTAAGAGTGAGTTCATGCGCTACCTTGAACACAATCTTGTAGCCAATCACCCTGATGTCCCCTTCGCCGTATGGCACCTTGAGGAGACCAAACTCAGAAGCCTTCTTGGCATCGTGTCCTATGTGTTACAAGATAACGTCACACGCAAAGACCTGATCCAAGAAAAGAACAAGACCCCTGAGGTGGAAAATGCTATCGAAAAGATCACCCAATCGGGTTACATGCAGTTCCACCTTAGAGAAGAAGATGGTGCAGAAGAACTGGTAAATCAGATCAGGGTGCTATCTCAGGTCTATGGGTGCAAATACGTCTTCTTCGAGCCTATCCAAGATGTCATCACGGTGTCAGACGATAAGCAGAAAGAAGCGGTTCTAGCCGATCTGTCTGTGAGACTGTCCAAGTTGGCCGCTGATCTTGCAATCGGTATCGTTACTATCGCTCATACCAATGAGAATGGTGATCCTAAATACTGCAAGATGATTGGGCAACGAGCCTCTGTCATCATCAACCTAGAACGTGACAAGGAAGCAGCCGACCTGATTGACCGCAATACGACCAAGATCACTGTCCAGAAGAACAGACCTTGTGGCCTAGAAGGTAAGGCAGGGGAGTTGCTTTTCGATCTGGATACGTTTACACTGAGTGAGAAGAAAGACACCTTCTAGCGAGGAGCCGACATGCCCGTGTTTGATATAGAGACCGACAACCTACTTGAAGATGCCACCCGTATCCATGTTCTATCCTATTCGACCTCGGATGGTGTCAAGAGCATCACTGACTATGACGAGATGCGGGAATGGTTTCTGTATCAGGACATTCTGATCGGGCACAACATCTATCGCTTCGATATCCCTGTAGTGGAAAAGTTGCTCGGCATTAAGGTCAGTGCCAAGATTGTCGACACTCTTGCTCTGTCGTGGTATCTCAACTTTGATCGTCAACGGCATGGTCTTGAGTGGTATGGGGAAGACTATGGTATCCCTAAACCCAAGGTCTCAGATTGGAATGACCAACCTATCGAGGTGTATATACATCGGTGCGAAGAAGATGTGAAGATCAACCTCAGGTTGTGGAATGACCTACAGCGTAAGTTGCGTATTCTTTACCCTGAGGATGCAGATTACGATAGGTTCCTCAACTACCTCATGTTCAAGATGGAGTGTGCAGCAGAGCAAGAGCGTATCGGTTGGCGTCTCGATGTAGCCAAGGCACAAGGGCACTACGAAGAACTGCTCGCCCTCAAGACCGAGAAGGAACAGGAACTCATCAGGGCCATGCCTAAGGTGCCCGTCTACAAGGAACACAATAAACCTAAGGTCATGTTCAAGAAGGATGGGTCTCTATCGTCTCATGGTAAGACTTGGCTTAACAAGCTGATCGAAGCCAAGCTACCGCATGACACCAAGGGTCCAATCAATCTCTTGGAAGGCTATGAGGATGGCAATCCCAATAGTCCACAACAGGTCAAGGACTGGCTCTATGGGCTAGGGTGGAAGCCTCAGACGTTCAAGTATGTCAAAGAGAATGATGGCACTGAGAGGGCAATTCCTCAAGTCAATGACGAAGGAGAACTGTGTGAGAGCGTCAAGGAACTGTCCAGCAAAGACCCTGCCATTGAACTGCTCGAAGGTCTCAGTGTCATCAACCACAGGCTTGCTATCTTCAAGTCTTTCCTAGACTGCGAGAGGGATGGCTACGTCAAGGCTCAGATCAATGGTCTGACCAACACCATGCGCTTCAAGCACTCCAAGCCTCTAGTCAATCTTCCCGGTGTTCATCAGGCTTGGGGCAAAGAGATCAGGGGATGCCTTATCGCTCCTGATGACGACCACGTTCTTGTAGGCACCGATATGGTCAGCCTAGAAGATAATACGAAACGGCACTACATGCAGCCGCTAGACCCTAAGTATGTCGAGGAGATGAGCCAAGAGGGCTTTGACCCGCATCTTAATCTGGCACTGTTTGCTGGTGTTGTAACCCAATCCCAGATCGACCAACACAACAAAGGAGAGATCAGCCTCAAGGACATCAGAAAGAAATACAAGGCTGCTAACTATTCCTGTATTTATGGTGTAGGTGCTGCCAAGCTGGCTAGGTCTCTGTCTATCTCCAAAAAGGAAGCAGAACAACTCATCGAAGCCTATTGGAAGCGTAACTGGGCCATCAAGAAGGTCTCTGAGCAACAGAAGATCAAGATAACTGGTCCTTACATGTGGCTACAAAACCCTGTCTCTGGCTTCTGGCACAACCTTAGGGCAGAGAAAGATGCGTTTAGCACTCTGAACCAATCCACTGGTGTCTTCTGCTTTGACACTTGGGTTGCCTTCTGTCGTAAAGCTGGACTACAGAACTGCGGACAATTCCACGATGAGACGATCTCTCCGGTGGAAAAGGGTAAGGAAGAATGGGCTATGGATATCCAGAAGCAAGCTATAGCCAAGACGAATATGAAGCTGAAACTCAATGTCCAACTGGATGTGTCACCACAATTCGGGTCAACCTATGCTGAAATTCACTAGGGGTTGACAAGGACTCGAATGTTACTATATAACACTCTCTAACCAAAGGAGCGGCCCCGACATGGCTAATGCAAAATCTAAGAGCGTCATCGTTGATGCTATTCTTTACTACCCCAAGGTGTTCCTTGAGAACCGGGACATGGGAAATGAGCATGTTGACCGGAGTGACACGGAAGGTGTCTACAAGGTAGAACTCTTCCTCGATGCCGATAACGTCAAGAAGCTGGAAGAAGCTGGCATCCCCAAGAAGTTTGGTGCTTTCCCGACCTTCAAGGATGCAGAGCATGAGGGTAAGTCCTACAAGAAACTTACTGCCAAGCGTCCTCACCTGAGCAAATATCTTCTTGATGAAGCTGGTGATCGTAAGGTGATGGGACCTCCCCTTGTCTTCGATTTCAACGCCTTTCAGGAAGCCTACAAAGCCGCTGGAGGCCAAGGTAAGTCTGATGACCACATCACCCCTTGGACGATCCAAGACGGCCTGATTGGCAACGGGACGAAGGCTAAGGTGCGTCTCAATATCTACAAGGGTATGAAGGCTACCATCGTGACCCTTGAGCGTATCGGTATCGTGGATCATGTGGTCTATGAGACTGCTGGCAACTCGGAGTGGTTCTGATGGACCGCTTCATTCTTGAATACCACGATGGTGAAGGGCGACGAATTGTTACTATCCAGAAGGAGTTCGAGACTGATGCTCATCTGGAAAACATGCTACAACTCTTCGCTGACTTCATGGTTGCTGTTGGCTACGCCTATATCGAGAATGTAGGGTGCCGTGACAATCGCGGTAAGATCACTTGGGGTCCATACTAGGAGACAATGGCAATGATCGAAGTGACCTATGTGAACCACATGGGAAATGACCTCAGTGTGGTTAATGCTGCTCGGGTCTCGTTTGGCAAAGAGAGTGAAGCACTGGAATGGAAGTGGCTAGAACTTCGTAGTTACTCTGGTGATCTTGTTGCAGTGCTGAACGAGAAGGATCAAAAGCTGATCCAATACCTAGCCAAGCACGAACACTATAGCCCCTTCGGTCATTGCTTTGCTTCCTTCCATGTGAAGGCACCTATCTTTGTTGCACGGCAACTGGTGAAGCACAAGTTCCTACGATGGAATGAAATCAGTAGGCGTTATGTGGACGATGAGCCTGAGTTCTATGTGCCTGATGTATGGAGAGGGCGTAGTGCTGACAAGAAGCAGGGCAGTGAGGGTGTTGTTGATATTGGCTCTTTCTCCTCAGATGGCGGCAAGTATGAGGGAAACTTCGGAGAGTCCACTCTGGCTGAGGTTGCATCAGATCATAACAGAAACTCACTCGGTCTATATGATGCGCTCATCTTAGCAGGAGTGGCACCTGAACAAGCTAGACTTGTGTTGCCTCAAAGCACCATGACTGAATGGTATTGGAGTGGATCACTTGATGCCTTTGCAGACATGTGCAACCTTCGACTGAAACCTGATGCCCAATATGAGACACGGCTTGTGGCTGAACAGATCAGCGATGTGATGGCGAAGATATGGCCGGTAAGTTGGGAGGCTCTAGTCAAATGAGACGAGTGATCGACCCGCCTTTCGGTTGGATGTATGGCTTTCCCAAGGCTATACCCAATGACGTAGACGACACGAAGAAGTGGTTGGTCGATAATGGCTATCCACAGAAGATCATCGACGACTATGGTGACAACTTCTACTGTAGATACTGGATGGAGAGAGAAGATGATAAATGAAGCCGAAATGATGCGACTGACTAAAGACTTTTTCTACTCCGACTTCGTAGACAACCTGATCGCTGCTCGTCTGATTGATGACTACAAAATGCTCTTGTTGTTCATCAACAAAGCGTCTGAGGCTGTAGCTGCTGGTGATGTCTTGGACGATATCGACATGGAAGACTTCGATCAATGGATGAACGATCTTACAGGCATCCAGCAAGTCCTGAGCATGTATGTCGTTGAAGTCGATCTAGAAGCGCCTGTCATTCCTCACACACTCATGGAGGCTTGGGTCAAATGGAACACAAAGAACCAGTCAGTGTAAGTATCGAAAACTACGATGAGGAGACAGGTCTTATCTCCTTTGAGGCTGATGATGCTGCCAAGGAGAAGCTGATTGAACTCGGTTTCAAATACATGCTCATGTTAGGTGTTCTTGATATCGACGAAGATGATGTCTTCAAAATCCTAGAAGCCCACAAAGAGAAACTCATCAAAGAGACACTACAGCAATCCTATGACTACTGGCATGAAGGCTCCCCGGTATGAAGACAACAGATACTCTCGTCAGCGACATCTACAATACGATCTCTACTGGCGAAGGGTGGGATAATGATATTGAACAATGGGTCTTGTCAAATATTGCACTCTCGTTTCAAAGGCAGTTCAGCGGAAGTCGAGGAAATGAGCGGGGTAGACTGCGCCTTTCTCAGCTTGGAACTCCTTGTGAGAGACAACTATACTACTCAACAAATATCCCAGATAACGGTTCTCCACTGGCTTCCCACACTAAGTTCAAGTTCATATATGGCGACGTTATCGAGTCTTTGCTCTTGGGACTTGCCAAGGCTTCAGGACACACCGTTGTCGGATGTCAAGACCGCTTGGAAGTCTCAGGTGTTGTTGGGCATCGAGATTGCGTTATCGACGGAATGCTGGTTGATATCAAATCCGCCTCTTCGTTTTCTATGGACAAATTCCGAAATGGGGGACTACGTTCAAACGACCCTTTTGGATACCTCTCACAACTCTCGTCCTATCTTTGGGCCTCTCAGTCTGACAGTCTTGTAACCAACAAGAAAGAAGCTGGGTTCCTTGTAGCAGACAAGACACTTGGTCATATCATCTTTGAGGTCTATGATCTCACCGAGGAAATGAGCAGGAAGGAAGAAGAGATCGCACGAAAGAAGAAGATCATCTCAGACCCTCTACCCCCACCGAAGGGATTTGATGAGGTTCCAATGGGCAAGTCCGGTAACATGAAGCTGGATACCAACTGCTCCTATTGCAACTTCAATCGTATCTGCTGGCCGGGAGTAAGGGTCTTTGCTTATTCTTCTGGACCTGTGTATCTGACCAAGATCGAGAAAGAACCAGATGTGTTTGAGATCACATGAAACCGGCATCAGCAAAGGCTAAAGGACGAACCTTCCAACAAGAAGTCCGTAAGGCCATTCTAGATGCCTTTCCTAACCTACAGCCCGACGATGTGAGGTCAACCAGCATGGGGGCACAAGGAGAGGACATCCAACTGTCCCCTGCTGCTAGGAAGGCTCTAGGTGGCATACAGATCGAATGCAAGAGGACTAAGAGTTTCAAGACTGTCTACGGCTGGCTAGATCAAGCCAAGACACATGGTAACTACAAGCCTGTTGTCTTTTTCCGTGCTGATCGTCTAGAACCTCTTGTTGTCTTGCCTATGTCTGACTATCTTAACACACTGAAAGGAGACCTAAAATGATCGTAATCTATGATGTGATGTATGGCCCTATCTGGTGTGAGGAAGACCCTGATTGGGATATCGAAGAGGATGGTGAAGGCTTCTACCTTGTCTGCAAGATTTGGGATGAGGACAACAATCGCCTGACCGATGAAGAAGTCATCTTTGATACGCTGGATGAGGCTCTAGAGGTGGTCAACTTCTTCAAGGACAAGACCAAGCCTTTCCTGATCCTTGACGATGATGAACTGGAGGAGACGTTCCATTGACAGGTAAGACAGCAATTGTCTGGACATGCGCTCACGCTGACCCTTCAGTGGGAAATGAGCGTTTCGATTGGCTGGCTCAGTTGATCGAAGATGTGAAACCAGACTATGTGGTGGACTTGGGGGATGGAGCCGACATGAAGTCCCTCAACACCTACGATACGCGCTATCCTCAGGCTGTTGTATCACAATCCTACCAGAAAGACATCGAGTGCTACAATGAAGCGATGGACAGGCTCTGGGGCCGCTACAAAGTCACGAAGAAGAAGCGTCCGTTTCGTATTGGCTTTGAGGGCAATCACGAGAACCGGATCAAAAAAGCTATCGCGCATGATCCGAGGGTTGAAGGCTCTCGGTTCGGTATATCGTTTAGCCACCTCCAAACGGACCATTGGTTCGACGAATACCACGAATACTCTAATTCCGCCCCCGCCATTGCTGACTACGATGGCGTTTCATATGCTCACTACTTCGGTGCTGGTAACTACGGCTCTCCTGTCAGTGGCATTCATCACGCTTACACCCTACTACAAAACAGGAACCATTCTTCTACTTGCGGCCATAGCCATAAACGTAGTGTCTACTTCAAAGATACTGCTCACCCTCATAGTATTATCGGATTGGTGGCGGGCTGTTACAAAGGGGGATATGAGACTTGGGCGGGGCAATCGAATCAAGATTGGTGGAAAGGCGTCGTCATCAAAAGGTGTATCGCCAATGGTGTATACGAACCTCAATTTGTCTCGCTTGAGAGCCTTAGACGGGAATACGGACAATGAGTAAACGGACTAAAAAGTTCAAACGAATAGCAAGGGACTACTACCCCACACCCCCTAAAGCTGTAGAGCCTCTGGTTAGACATCTGCCAGAGGTTTTTACTTTCTGGGAACCTTGTGCTGGTGATGGCAGGCTGATCCACCATATCCAAGAGGCTAGGCCCCGAGCAGAGTGTGTCTTGGCTACAGATATCCACCCTCTAAACAGCAATATCGTAGCTGCTGATGCCTTGGACTTGTTTCCCCCTGCTCCTGACCTAATCATCACTAACCCACCTTGGTCAAGGATAATGCTCCATCCTCTGATCGACCATCTTGCAGGGATCGCCCCTACTTGGTTGTTGTTCGATGCAGATTGGGCCTACACCAAACAGTCCCTCTACTTCATGCAATTCCTGAAAGTCATTCAGGTTGTGGGTCGAGTAAAGTGGATCGAGGGGAGCAAGACCAGTGGACTAGACAATGCAGCATGGTATCTCTTCGATAAGAAGGATATGTGCGATTTACCCCGTGAGACTAAGTTCTATGCCTGACATCGAAGAATTGCTAGACAAGTATGGGTTCCAATATATCTTGGATTTCTTCAACCTGACAGAAGAGCAAGTCCTTGAAGCCCTAGACGAGACTGGTTATATTGACCTTTCAACCTTGGAGGATGAGAATGGCTAAATGGACACTGCCTAATCCAGAAAAGTTTGTAGAGGCATTCATGGGCGATATGGATGTCTACCAAGCACAAGCTAAAAAGACTGCCATCTACCCTAAGAGCCAGAAGATCATCTATCCCACCTTGGGTTTGTGTGGTGAGGTTGGGGAAATAGCTGAGAAAGTCAAGAAATCTATCCGTGATGGACACGATCTTGATGATCTGGCAGTAGCCAAGGAACTCGGTGATGTGCTTTGGTATGTAGCCAATCTTGCAGAAGACCTTGGCTATGACCTGT